ATCTACCGATACGGCGTCTTGGGAAAGCTCGGCGGACGTAACGCGAAAGCGACGGCCACCGATGACGAGCACGTCACCGAGAGAAATGGTTTGAACGAAAGCGTCGTAGATCGCCGTTATGGTCATGGACGCCGAGTCCATGAATCCGCCATCCGCCAGGCTGTTGTCGCGCCGGTATGTCGTCCGGTTCGCGAGAAAGTTGCGCTCGCCGAACGTAACTGCCAAAGGCAGTTCGTTCATGATCGCGCTTAAATCGTTCGTAAAAATGTCGAGCAGTCCCACAAAGTGGGCTTCACGTCAAAACTTGCGCTCGATACGGCGTTGGTTTGGATGATTGAAATCGTGCTTCGGGCTGTCCGAAATGTGAACCCAGCTTTTGCGAAGTGCCGATGCAAGAATGCTGGTGCTTGTGTTGATCGTAACCACCTCTTGCGCGTCTCGAATATACGCGCACATATATTCTATGCTTTCAAACTCAGCCATGCCGTGAGCGGCCTTGCCAGCGCAAAGAACAGGGCGACCGTTGGCGACTTGGTGCGCTACGGTAATAACATCCCGCACGTCGATCTTTTTATCTTGGCTGTATCCGGTTGGAAAACAAAGAACCCAAGATTTGAGTTCGGGCGGCGTGACTATTGCGGGAGAGTTGAGCACGATCTGGCGGTCGATATCTTTTCCTTCGGGAAATAGTCCGTAAACGTAATCACTCCAGCCTAGCTCGCTCGCACAAAAATCTTCGTGCAAGTCGGGCCAAATTTGAAGGTTGATGACGCGGTGAAAGCCGCTGTGGTCGTTCTGTGGGTAAAGCGGCTTGCAATAATCCACCATCTCGAAAAGACCATGATATTCCGGCAGGCATTCAAACATCACGTTGTGGCCTTGATCCGCAAAATGCTTTGCTATTGGTAAGCAACGGGCGATGTCTCCGAGTCGCAAATGATAAACAATTAAGATATTCAAAACGTGTAGTATTGATCTCGCGTTTTCCCTGCCACCCACCCGTGGAACCCGAAGGAACGATCCGGCCCCGCCGTGTTTTCTTCAATGTAATGCTCCCACGAGAATGCCGCTGCGACGTCCACCGGCGCATATTTGATGCCGTTATCTCGAAAGCCTTGCTCCATTGTGCGACATAAAAAGACATCTCCCGCTTCGCCCTTCCAAAGTGCTTCGGCTTTTGCTGCCATTTGCAAAAACTTTTGACTCTGAAGCGTGAATCCGGTATTGCCGACACGATGCCCGACGTTCCAGAATGCTGGCCAAGGCGCTCCAATCATGTCGTATTCAAGCCAGGAATCCTGCCAAAGGTGCGCATTGGAAATGAACCCGTCATGCGTGCAGATGAGCGCGTGAGAAGTGTCGATATAGTCAGCAAAGCGGCCCAGTTCCCAATGCATCGCCTGTTGATAAGTGCAATCCTCTGAGATATAAACGGCGTCACCAAATCCACCCAATCCGCAAAGATATTTAAACAATTTTTCGCTTTGTTCGTGCCTAGATTTTAAGCCTTCAAAGACGATGAGAGTGACGTCCTTATTCATTTTTTAATATTTTGGCTAACGCCTCCCGCGCCTTGTCTCGTTCTTGTTTGTATGTGCCGCACATCGCTGCCCATTCGTCACGCTCAACTAAAGCGGTTGCAAGTTTTTGTCGCAATTCGACGGCAGCGTTGATTTCCTCCGTGCCGTATTCGGTGATGTGCTTCAAGTCCTCCCGCGCCTCGTCTCGCTCGCGTTCTACCTCAACCGAACGCTTTATGATATGGTTGCGGGTGATTTTCTCGCTTGCTAATAGCTCCCGCGCCTCATCTCGCTCGCGTTCTAAACGCTTTCCTGTTTTTATAACTGCCTGTAAAATATCCCTCGCCTCGTCACGCTCGCATTCCAAATGCTGGATTCGCGATTGCTGTCCTCCAATGAAACCATGAATATGTTCGGGCGTCCCTCCCCACAGACACAGCGTTTCCCATTCTTTTATTTCCTCCACCGCCTCGTCGCGCTCTTTCCTCAATACGGGAATGATTTCATTTTCCGCAATTATTCCGTTGTCGCGTTCATGTTTTATTCCGCATAACCGCGACACCACTATTTCATATTCAATCTTCCAGTGCTCTAAATCCTCCCTAGCCTCGTCGCGCTCGCGTTCCAGTTGCTGCGCCCACTCGGTCGGAACGACATGGTTTCCACGCGCGATGTCATCTGTCTCTGGTGTATCACTCATTTTGCGTGGAGTTCTTCAAAAATTCCCTTCGCTCTTTCATACTCTGCCGGATCGTTTCCACGCTGATATGTCGCATCGAGCGGACGATCTTCAAAAAACGGGTGGTGATGAACGATGCTAATGTCACGAGCATCAACAATCGCCCCATTTTTCGCGGCACGAAAGGTGAAATCGGTATCGGAATACACGTTGCGGAATCTTGGGTTAAATAGTCCATTTTGCTCATAATATTTGCGTGTAAGAATTGCCATGCAAAGTAATTCATCTTTGCGGTAGCCATCGGAGATGCGAAGCACTTGCGGTTTTGAAATGTCGAGACGATTCTCAATCATCTCGTCCCACCCTGGCGGGCATTCCCAATCATCCGAGAGCTGAATAATAATATCACCAGTCGCTTGCGCGGCTCCAAGGTTCCACGCTCCGACGGAAAAACCACCCTCTTTTTGCGTCACAGATCGGAAGCGTTGAAGAACGTCCGCTGTCTCGTCGTCGTGATCGACTGCAAAGATATGCTCTACGCGCTCTGGGTGCGTTGCGCGAGATAACCATAGCGTCATACATTGAACGGCTTCCACGGGCCTTCCTCGCGTTGCATGAACGAGTGAAATCTTGGGCTTGTTCGATCCTGCTAATGTTTCGCGCTCGATCTCTTCTGCGTCTTCGTTGCGTCCGAGAAGTCGGAGCACCCATGCGTAGAGTTGATCTCCTTTCCATCCATACCATTCTTTTCGGTGCGTCCATTGTGGAAACTTAGGCGTCGGCACTTCGAGCATTTCTTCTACCACTTTTAACGCATCTTGGTATTTTTTGTCGTCAAGAAGGATGCTTGCCTCAAGTCCGTAGGCTTCGCGGCGCTTCGGCTCAAGCTCTCTCGCTTTGCGTGCAAGGTTGAGAGAAGTTGCGCCTGATGTCAGGTTTGCACAGTTTAACAATACTTCGTAGCGGTTAACTCCGTCGAGATCGCTCAAGGCCAATGCTTCGGATCCGTATTTTGCAGCGAGTTCTTTGTTGCCAGCAATGAAGTTCTCGTAGTGCAAATAAAATTTGAAGTGCGAAGTCATCCGGTCTTGGTGCATTAGAATGCGGCGGTTGCGCTCGCTGCTGTTCCTGTGACCTAGCGGCGGTTGGTGTATGATTTCCAAGTCGCGGCGCATATAGACCTGAACATCTTTTGTCGGTTGCGCGTTTTCATGCACCGGACGATGCCACCATGCCGTGTGGTAACGGAAGAAACGCTCGCGTGGTGCGCGCTTTCCTTGTTCTGGAATTACATAATCGGTGAGAATCCAATCTTGTTCTGGTGGGCATTCTTCAAGAGCGGCGAGCGTAGGCGCGACCATTGCCGGTTCAATAACGTCGTCGCAGTCAGCCCACATTACCCAGCCTTCTTTTCCGGCGAGTTCGTAGGCCTTCGCAAACGCCTTGTTCCTGGCTTCGCCGAAATTGTCGAGGTGCTCCCAGTCTGCGACTAGCGGAGAGTTGCGATATTCGTCAACGTGGCAACCAAGTTCCTTGGCAATGTCCAAAGTGCGGTCTGGCTTGAGTGCTCCTATTGCGCGGACGACAACAATATCGTCGCATATCTGTTGGAGTGACTTAACGCATCGCTCGATGCGCGGCTCTTCGTTGCCGCAAATTAAGCCTGCGACGAGCTTCTGTTTTTGTTTCATGTTTACTCTTGATGTATATGTCAACAAAAACAAAAAAGCCACCCCTTTCGAGGTGGCTTTTCCGATGCTTACTTGCGGGGAATCTTAGAATCCAGTCGTGATGCGGATGATGCTCGATCCGTCGATGACTTTCTCGGCGCTGTTCTGGCGAACACGGAGAACGTCGGCGCGGCGGGCTTCGTCACGATAGGTTTCGGAAACGAAAGGTACGGGGCTGTCTGCGGCCCATACGATAGTGCGACCGAATCCACCACCTGAGAAGTCACCGCCAACCGTGTTGGCGAGGGCCATATAGGTGTTGCTCCAGATGAACCCGCCCGAATACACTTGGCCTTTTTTGGCTGTGTTTTTGGGTGCGCGGCCTACGAGAACGCGGTCGACTCCGACAGCGGCGGCTACTTCGCCTTCGCTAAGGAGACGGCTTTGATCCGAAGGAACAATGCCGAAGAACTGGTTTTGCACTTTAGCGGAGCGGCGGATGCGCTCGAACACAGGCATGGACATGATCAAGGTGTTCGCGAGCACGCCATACTTGGCGAGTTCGAGCTTGGCTGCGGCAACGTCGCCGGGAACGTCGAAGCTGGTGATGTTCGCTTCGGTGTAGGCTGCGCTGGCGCTGATCGCTGTAAGTCCGTTGGCGGCGAATGCTGCGGAAGCAACACGAGCCTCGTGGCTGACTTGGATCTGGCGGAGCAACATCGCGGCGATGTTCACCTCGGTGTCGAAAAATCTGTCGAGATCGCGACGGTTAGAGTCAGGAAGAACCTCTTCGAGACCGTATTCGATTGCGTCGAACGAGTCGCTTGTGAAACGGCGGCTTGTGCGGGGGTATCCAGCACCAGCGGCGATCTTGAGAGCGTCGTCGTTGAGGGCTTCGGAGTCGCCGAGGTTCAATTTCAGATATGCGCCGGAGCGAACGTCTGAGCTGAACACGGGCATTACTTCGGTGCCGATGAAAAGGTTGTTCTTGTTGGAAAGACCTTCAAAAACGGCCTGCGCAATATCAGCGCGGATGGTTGTGTATGAGAGTGCCATAGTGGTGTTAAATTATTGGTTGAATTTAGGTACGTATTCGACGATGTCACCGGCTACGCCGCTGTTGATCGCAATGCCGAGAGTCGCGGCGCTGGCTGCGAGCGTTCCGACGATGGTTCCGTTCGTCACAGCGAAAACCGAGCTGCCTGCGGTAACGATACCGGCGGCGGCTACGATGCCGAACTGCGATGGGAAAAACATTTTGACGGCGCCTTGATCAGCTGCGGCGGTGTCATCTTGGACAACTCCGATTGCTGCGGCTCCGGTTGATGCGGCTTGCGCCGCGTTGTCGCCTGACACGCTCACGAGAGTGTTGGCGCTGATAGCGGAAGCGAAGTTAAAACTCCGGATTCCTAGGTCG